GAAGAGTAATGGTTTAATTTTATTGTTTCTATACTTCGCTACTAACTTATATGGGATCGTGGTAGTATCAAATACACAGAATGCTGAGTAATCTTTAGTTATACCACGAGCAACGTCCACTGTGCATACATAAGTATGATCGGTTATTGGATCTTCATACACATCTAGTCCTTGATTGGACTTCACAGGATCATCGTATACCAAAGTTTTTAGTTTAGATGATGTAATGAGGGTGTTAACCGATCCCAGAAATTCACATTCAAATTCCTGGTTAAACTGCTCTTCAGACGTGTTGCGAATGGTCTGCTCTTTCCATGCAGCATCCCTACCAGGCACCTCAGACCAGTGGACTTCTGTAGTAGTGTATTCATTCTTGCCCTTCTCTGCATCATGCCAGAGTTTGTAAAACATATTCATCCCCTTGGGCGTGGAGATGATAATTACTTTGGTAGATTTACCAGAACTAATAGTAGGATACACAGAGCTAAAGAACTCGTCAGCAATATGCGTTGGTATAAAGGCGAATTCATCCAGAAATATGATGTTAAAAGACATACCACGGACGGCAGAAGCTGAAGTAGAAGCAGCCATAATCTTGCTTCCGTTTTCCAATTCGAGACTGCCCCTGTTCCAGTTGACGACTCCTTGTTGGAGCCAGTTTGGGAGGTTTTCATAGGATAGTTGCAAACGTTGTAACATCTCTCGTGCCGTAGCTGCCTTGTTAGCAAGGATTGCTACGTTAACATTGTCATTAAAAATGATATACCACAGCAGATATGCAGTAACAACAGTTGACTTACCTGACTGTCGTGGTAGTTTTGCAATATTAAATCTATTNGCATGAAATCTTTCGACCATCGACTCCTGGAAGTCGTACAACTCAAATGGAATCAAACCACGATCCAGCGAGATGATTTGGATGTAGTTTTTAATAAAGTAGACAGGATCCTTAGAGCACTTGATAAACTCTGCCACCTGCTCATCGGTGAAGCTCTGTGCTACGTTAGCCCTCTTTAGGTTAGGATTACCTAGATAGATCTCATTTTGGCTCATACGGGAATGGTCTCCTGTTTTTCTCCTGACCTGCTGCGTGTGCTAGCACAACCTCTTCCTGTCCAGGACAGAATTGAAAGACTGCACTATATCTAGCAGCAACAGGGCAGTGTCTTGTTGGCGCTCTACCACTGTGTGGGACTAATCCTGGGAATACTACAATCCTTCCTGGTTTAGGAATGACTGTATCTGTAATCCTGTCACCATTCATGAAGATGGTTTCCCCACCCCACTCAGGGATCCATGCCCTATTAGTATAGACAAGGAAACTGAGTGCATCTAATTCTTCCCCGTCACAGTGGACAGAAGGACTATCACCAATACGGAAAGCATTATAAACGACTCGGTGAAATGTAGGAATGGGAATCCCAGCGCGAAGAAATGCATGTTTAATACAGAAGTGATCAAACTCCCCATAGTTAGGATGGTCAATCGCTCTGCCTAGGGAATAAGTGGATAAGGTATCGTCTGGCGCATTATCAAAGATAAGTTGCCATCCATCAAAGTGGGTGAAGTATGTGTCCATGTAAAGGATCTCTTCATCTGTGAAGAGATCGTCAATGACCATCACCTGATCAAATTTCATTATATCCATTATTCAACTAGCGTGCCGTGCTCCCTCCTGATTGCTTTGAGTTTCTCTAGATTCATATCCTTGGTACCGCCATCATATGCATGAGCGTAACCTTCTTCAATCATTTGCTCGTTAAGGGACACACTGTCGTCCCCAATGTAAAGCCAACCAAGAAGGCGACCATACTTACCTTGACCACCAACTAACTCAGTTCTGACAGATAACTCGTCTTCACCAGCAATAGCACCTTCTAACTTTTCTTTCATCCACTCAGTGGCATCTAGTCCCAGTGCTTTCTCCTCAAGATTTCTCGTTCTTTTCTCTGGCGTATCAACTCCTGCAACTCTAACTCTTTCCTTCTTGTATAAGTCAAACCCAAGATCAATTGTGACATCAATAGTATCACCATCAAGGACACGGTTGATCTCCGTCACTCGGAAGTTGTAGCAGGACTTCCTGCTCGGTGGTGTCATTACTCCCATTTTCTAACTCTGCAAATGCTTGTCTTAGTATGTATACAACATATCCTAATGCTAATCCAACAGCAATAATTACCAAGATAATTACTGACCATACAGGATCACTTGGGTAGTCAAGTGGACGTAATAGTAAATTCATTTCTTAACTGACCAAGTAANTTCCATTCCTATAGTGAGTAGTATCACAAATCCAAATACAAATACAGCACTCATAATCTATTACCACTCTCGGGTGAGGGAATTAATTGGTATGCCATCTTGTCTCGCAACTTATTGACACGCTCTTCATTATACTGCTTGAAGTTTCCTCGCTTCTCAACTTTTTTATAGTAGTGTAGCGCATTGAGGATGATTGCATAATCCTCCATATCTAATTCAAAGTTCATGGGTTTCTCGGATCAAGTCCTAAACTAATTAAATATTCTGTCCACCAGTCTGGATCTTTTCTTTTCCAATTTGGGACTGGCAATCCTTGAAGCGAATAATACTCTATAATCGCTTCATCTATAATCTGTGCGATCTCCATATTCCTCTTCCTCTTCATCAACGTCCGCATATGCGTCTGCCACGAAGGGTCCTCGTTTGCGTAAAGGTTCTCGTCTGACATAATCAGTCTCGACATTGACTGCAGACATCCAGACTGCAACCTTCATCATAATGAATATGATCCCAACAGGGGCTAAGCAAAGTAGAAGTTTTGCATTCATTCATCGACATCCATGTAGCGAAATTTGTAATCTAATACTGCCTTATATAGTTCGTCTCTAAGTATGCGTAAGTGCTCTTGCTCCTCATAAGGACGAGCAGGAGCACCTGGCCATAGTCTTATTGTTTCCTTTACGCAGTGGTAGAGTAAGTAAATGTCTTCAATCGTCCATTCATAACCAAATGTGCCTTCGTCATCCTTCGGATCGAATTCCATGTTTTTTTGTGAATGGTTCCCAATGCTCCCAACCATATTTATGTACTGCCCACATACCTATGACAGGGACAAAGACTAAAATCATGGAGAGGAATCCTAATCCGTATGGGTTGTTTAATACAACCCCACAGAATCTAGCGAAATGTAGAAACATTATAGGAAGTATTTTGATAGGATGTCTATACGTTCTTGCTCGTGAGCAATAACATCTAATTGATCTTGAATGGCAGCGAGCACATCAGGGTGCTCACCAATGCCTACTGGATTCTTAAGGTAGATCTCAATATTGAGTCGTGCCTTTTCAATGTTGCCTTCTGCATCGATGCGAAGTGCTTTCAGAATTTCGTTTCTCATAATTAATCTTTAATTATAGTAAGCATTGTCTAATCCCCATGTAATAGAATACACTATTACTCCCAGAATTGCAATTGCTTTTGTCCACACCATTTTACCCATGGATCCAACACCCACTATTTAATTCTTTTAGTCTTTGCTTGAGGTGTTTATTTTCGAGTTTCAACATATAAAACGGTTTTTCCAAATCTCTAAGAAATACCTGTCTACTTTATATAAATCACCAACTGGTGGTTGCTCTTCTATCTTAGACCATTCATTACAGAATGCTCTCATTTCTGGTGTTATGCCATGAGGTAAAAACATTCTGCCGAATGAAGACATAGCAAAAGCAAACCTCATTCTAATGCGCTGTTCCATTTCCTGAGTAGGCGTCGCTTTCGTAATAGATATTCTCACCTTTTCGTAACCCGAAATAAATGGTGGCACATACAAAGGGTAGTGATCCGAAAAGTAAGACATGGGTGAATGTCATGGTGCTAACGAGCGAAAGATTTTTCTACATGTGTCAATTGCAACTCTTGACCCAAAGACATTAGAGTAGATATATGCAATGCCCAACTTGGAGCAATACAATTCTAACTCTTGACATGTCTTTGCATCAGAGTTGCTTAAATCGATGAGGACATCTCCCTCAACCATTAATGGTAACAACTGGTCAAGTGTGTGCTCAACATTCTCAGGTGGGATGCACAACATAAAGATACCAGACTCTTCAAAAAGGACTGACTCTCCAGACTTAACTCCATATACCATCTTCTTCTTAATCTGATCAACCAGAAGTGGGATGCTAGTGGTGCATCCACGAATGTATCCAGCATCATACTGCTCACTTGATAACTCGTAATTCTGTTGATAAGAAAATACGTCGATCTCATCCTGCATCATACGGCGAGCAATGTCCTCACCCATACGACCCAGAGTAATCATCCCAACTTTCATAGTGTCAGCCTGTGGTGTTTGCAGATTCCCAATCCTTCTGGAATTGATCAAGTCCTTCGCGAGTCAAGACGTGATCATACATCTTCCAGAAGATACTGGGTGGCATAGTAACGGTACTAGCACCATAAGTATAGCACCTTGAGACGTGATGCACATCCCTCAGGGACGCTGCAAGGATCTCTGTAGGCATCATCTGCACACTGAATGCATTAGCGATTGCACGGACCAACTCAATGCCACTGAATGAGTTATCATTACAGCGACCAATGAAAGGAGACACGTATGCTGCCCCTGCCTTCGCCGCTAGCAGTGCTTGTGCTACTGAGAAGATAAGAGTTACATTAACCTTGATCCCTTCTGCTGAGAGGACCTTACATGCCTTCAGTCCCTCTACAGTGCAAGGGACTTTAATTGTAACTGCTTCACCTAGTGGGAAGTAAGTTTTTGCTTGCTCAATCATTTCGTCAGCTGTCTCGGCAACCACCTCCGTGGAGACGCTGATAAGGGATGGACATTCTTTAAGTAGTCTTGATGCTACATTATAAAGGGTGTCACCCGATCTCAAAATTAGTGTCGGATTTGTAGTGACGCCATCAATCAACCCTGTGCTGTATGCCTTTTTAATTTCAGAGACATCAGCAGTATCTAAAAAGATTTTCATAATTTAGTTAACGTGAATAACGCCTGTCATACCAGCGCCTTGGTGAGGACCACAAAAGAATTCATAATCGCCTGCATCTGCAAACTTAATCTCCTGAGTTTCTCCAGGATTGAACATGAGTGATTCTCTGCTGAGGTCAGCACGACCTTCAACAATGATGTTGTGTGGGGGGAGCATATTGTTTACAAACGTTACGGTGTCCCCAGCGGAAATTGAAATATCGTTTGGCTCAAAAATGAGATTTCCGTTAGATCCCATTGTAACTTCTACTGCCCACGCTGGCAATGCCAGAAATAATGAAGCAAATAAAACTATGAAAAACTTCATACGCTATTTGTGTAACTGTAGTTATGTAGGGGGTTTATCCCCCATAGCCACATTCAAATGTCAAGGTCTCGTAACTGTTTCATAGCGTCAGTTTTACCCTTCAACATGCCATCAATATACCCTGCTCTATACTCCCAAGTCTGCCCACCATCTTTCCCTTTCAGGGGATTGATGCACTGTGCGTCGCCATACTTATTACATACCAGACCAGCAAGATCCAACTCTGAAGAGTCAGATGATGCTCCAGTCCCACGCCAAACGTGGGTGCCATTAATCCATGTAGCACCACACTTCTGGCACTCTTTACGTTCCAACTTAAAGTCGGACAGTTCTTTATCCATGATCTAGCAATTCCAAGCTCTCAGTGACTTATTTATTCTACTATCTGGATCGCTCGCTGTCTTCTTAGATGTGAGTTTCCTCTTCATCCCACTCATTCGCGCACAAAAACTCTTTCTACGAGGGTTCCCAACTTTCTTTGAAGGTGCCTTAAGATCGCTTCCTGGGTTTTCACGCTCATACGACTTCCGTCCTTTTTCATTTAGTCCACCTTCAGAGTTTTTACCTGACTTTTTCTGCCAGTCTTCAGTAATGAATTCGTTAAAGGACTTCATTCTTCTACATTGTNAGGGTTGTTAGCACAATTCNTCTCATGCTTTTCTAACCACGTCTTAGGACGCTGGTGTCCAACAGGCACCGTGATNCCACAGTAACGACACTTCTTAGTTTCAGCCATAATGATAAGCTCCTTTAGTAGTTTTCTTAGGTAGTTTGCCACTTCTAGCTTTGGTGCCAGAGGTTTCGC